CTGGAGGACCCCCTTGCTTAAATAAATTAGCATCAATTGGTTTTGGTGAGGGTTCTAGGAACAATGCATTATTTAATGTAGCAGTATATTACAAACAATCTAATCCTGATACATGGGAAGATGAGATTGTAAAAGCAAACATGGAACATATGAACCCACCCCTTAGTAATAATGAGGTTCAACAATTAATTAAATCAGTAAACAGAAAAGGTTATGACAAATATAGATGTAAAGATGCACCTATCAATGCAGTATGTCAATCTGGTTTATGCAGAACAAAAAGATTTGGTGTAGGATTTGGTGAAGAAGAAATGCCAGTGCTAGGAAGTCTTACAAAATATACCTCAACACCTCCGCAATGGTTTTTAAATGTAGATAAGACTAGAGTAGAATTAAAAACAGAACAATTATATAGCCCACCTTTATTTGCGTTAGCATGTTTAGACCAAGCTAATTTAATTGTACCAGTACCTAAACCTAAAGATTGGAAACAACATTTTTTAAAACCTATGATGACTAACTTACAAGAAGTAGAACCATTGGAGTCTTTAAATCCTACTAATGAAATTACAGGACTATTGCAGGACTGGACAACTAATAGACAGAGTGCCAGAACTATGGATGATGTTCTTAACAAACTTCCATTTACAGAAGATGGCTTTACTTATTTTAGAATGGAAGACTTTTATTCGTTTCTTAAAAAGAATAATTGGGACATGGATAAAGTTAAGACAGGTAACTTAATTAAAAGATTAGAAGATATCTTTGTAGAAGAAACAAGATTAAGAATTAAACAACAACAGCCAAGAGTTGTTAAAATTAAAACTATGAAAAAAATAGAAGCAGCAGTTTCTAAAATTGAATATCAACAGGATGATTTTTAATAGATATTATGGATGATTTAAAAGAAAAAGGTTTAAGAAAAAGTAATTTTAAAGGATATTTTGAAACAGATCCAGATAGTTTTGATGAACATTTAGCTGAAAAAGAAAAAACATTAAAATCCTTAGGTCTTAAAGAGCGAGAATGTGGAGATTGTAATCTTTGTTGTAAATTAGTACCTGTCCCTGCATTAAAAAAAGAGGGTAATGAGTGGTGCAATCATTGTGAAATTGGAGTTGGATGTAAAATTTATAAAAAAAGACCTTTAGATTGTCAAGCCTTTAGCTGTTTATGGTCTATTAGTATTACTCCAGAGGAGTATAAACCAAATAAAGTAGGTTTTTATATGACACTAGACAGTATGAATGATGCTAATGCAGGAATGTTAAAAGTTTATACAGAACGTCACAGATTAGATTCAACAATTAAAAAATTGAAAAATTATAAGAATGTGCGCAACAATAAACCTGAAGGATTTCATATTTCTTTTGGAAATAGAAAAGAAGATAGTTGTTTCCTTCATGTAGATTTTGGTAAAAATGGGGAATACGGTTTAAAAAATTGGGATGGAGTAAAAAAAGAAGCTGAAAAAGAATTAGCAGCAATACCTGAAAAATTTAGAGAAAAATTTATAAATGCGGCTAAGAAAACTTGGTAATGTTAGCACGTATGGATTTATTAACTATAACATTTTGGACTGCTTTATATATTTGGAGTACATTTTTATGACTTTTAAAATAGGAATTAATTGGCATCTTAGATTTAGAGAAGAAATAAAACATTTAAAAGAAGAGTTAGAGTTAACACAAATGCACCTTAATAGGGCAGAAAGAAAGTTAAAGAAATATGAAAACAATAATATTAGGCCCACCGGGAACGGGGAAAACAACAACGTTGTTAAACTTAGTGGACGAGTTCATCCAACAGGGGATTAGACCCCGACAAATTGGGTACTTTTCGTTTACTAAAAAAGCCGCAACAGAAGCTGCTGACCGTGCTTCAGACAAGTTTGGGTTAGATAAAGAAAACGATTTACCTTTCTTCAGGACTCTACACTCATACGCTTTTAATCAGTTAGGTATGACTAAAGAGAAAATGATGAAGACGGAAGACTATAAAGAATTTGGGCAGAAATGTGGCATACCTATTAAGACAGCAAACTATTCAGTAGAAGATGGTACATTTAATTCTGATAACGAATACTTAACTATTATAAATACAGCAGCAGTTAAGAGAATGGATCTATTAGAATACTATGATTCAAGAAAAAACATATTAGATATAGAACGAAACACATTATTTTTATTAGCAGAAGAATTACAAAGATTTAAAAAAGAAAAGAACTTAAAAGATTTTAATGATCTGATTGAAGACTTTATTAAAAAAGAAACTCTTAACAAGTTTGAAGTATTATTTATAGATGAAGCACAGGACTTATCTTTATTGCAATGGGAGATGGTAAGAAAGATTTGGTCAAAAGCAGAGAAGACTTACATAGCGGGTGATGATGACCAAGCTATATTTAAATGGGCCGGTGCAGATGTAGATCACTTCATAGCCTTAAAAGAAGAAGTCAATGACATTAAAGTATTAGATCAATCTTATAGGATACCAGGTGGACCTATACATGAACTATCACAAAATATTATAAACAAAGTACAGAATAGATTTGTTAAAGAATATAAACCTAGAGAAGAAATAGGATTATTAAAAAGATATTCTGATATAACACAGGTAGATATGAGTAGTGGTAACTGGTTAGTATTATCTTCTGCAAACTATTTTCTAGATGATGCCAAAGAATTATGTGAAATTCAAGGATGGTATTACCAATACAAAGGTATGAATTCCGTATCATTAAAATTATTACTTGCATTAAATAACTGGGAGTCATGGCGTAAAGGTGAATTATTAAATCATTTAGAGATTAAAAACGTTTATCAATACTTAGGATCTAATGTTTTATCTGGTTTTCAGAAAGGTAAGACTTTGCATTCGGACGCGAAGTATACACTAAAGGAATGTCAAGAACAACATGGATTATTAAAATCTGACGTTTGGTTTAAATCATTTGAAGGTTTAGATGCAATGACAGAAACTTATATTCGTAACATGAGGGCGAATGGTGAGATGATTAACAAAAATCCTCGTATTAAAATGTCAACAATACACGCAGCGAAAGGAGGCGAAGCCGACAACGTTTTATTATTACAGGACCTAACAGGTGCAGCACTAGAAACTTTTAGTCATGACCCAGATGAATTACATAGATTATTTTATACTGGCGCGACGAGAGCGAAGCGTGAATTGCATTTACTAGATCCTAAAAACTTTGATCGGGCTTATATAATTTAACTATGGAAAATAAACCAGATTATATTGAAGACTTAGTTTTGATAACTTTTTTTTCAATTTTAGCATATTTAATAAACAAAGGAGTAACATGAAATGTTGGCACTGTAACACTGAACTAATATGGGGTGGTGACCATGATGTAGAAGATAATGAAGATTATGATATTATAAGTAATTTATCATGTCCTAATTGTCATACGGCGGTGGATGTATGGCATCCATCCGAAAAACTAATAAAGGAATATAAAGACTATGAAAATAAAAATGTACAAAAAACTAAAAGAAAAAGGAATAGTTAATAGTAAAGTAAAACTTGGAGAGTTAAAAAGTTTATTAACACAAGTTGGAGGAGATCATTATAAAAAAATGGTGGTTCAACCTGCTGAATTCATTAACAAAAATAAGTTGCTTTTTGCAGAAGGAAACGCTATTAAGTATATATGTAGGCACTCAACCAAGGGTGGCATACAAGATATAGATAAAGCAATACATTATCTAGAAATGGTGAAAGAGAGAGATTATAAATGAGAAGAACCCAAATGCCGTTGTTTGCACCCGAAACTGAATGGGTTGCACCAGACGAATTAAAAGATTTATCAGGTTACAAAGAAGTTGCTATTGATTTAGAAACTTATGACCCACATTTGATGACCCAAGGGTCAGGTAGTGTCGTTGGAAAAGGACACATTGCGGGCGTTGCGGTGGCCGTAGAAGGCTGGTCTGGCTATTATCCGATTGGACACGAGGGTGGTGGTAATATGGACAGAAAACTAGTTTTACAGTGGGTCCAAGATTTAGTCAACCAAGAGAAAACTACCTTTATATTTCACAATGCTATGTATGATGTTTGTTGGTTAAGAGCCGCAGGTATTAAAATTAGAGGTAAGATAGTTGACACTATGATTGCAGCATCTTTGATTGATGAGAATAGAATGTCTTATGCAT